CCTGTTAGTTGCTTTGAATACAGTCTTTGCCTTCTAGCTTCTATAACTGCATCAGGTTGTCTCTTTCCACATACTCTTCCATCCTTTAAAGCTCGCTCGGATGTAAATTGACCATTTGTATTACGAAGAACAGAATCAGCCACGGACTAAAATTGTTGTTAATACTTGAATAATAACCCTAAAAACACTGTTTAGTCGACAAAATCACGGAAATCCGTCAATATTTAAGCTATTCTTTACTACATGAGTACAAAAACAGCCGAAAATCTCTCCCTACGATGGGCACAGGGGGAGGTGTTCAACGCAAAAAACAGATTTAGAGTCCTCGTGGCTGGCAGAAGATTCGGAAAATCCTATTTATCCTGCATAGAATTACTCAAAGCAGCAATAGATCGCCCAGGCGAAACATATTTCTACTGTGCTCCCACATACCGCATGGCGAAAGACATTGCATGGAAGGAAATAAAGAAACTAATTCCCCGAGAATGGATACAATCCAAAAACGAAACCGATCTCAAAATAGAACTAATTAATGGATCGCTAATCGAGCTAAAAGGCACAGAGAACGCAACAACCCTGCGTGGTCGAAGCCTTGCTGGAGTAGTACTTGACGAAGCAGCCTTCATGGATTCTGATGTTTGGTTTCAAGTAATTAGACCAGCCCTCGCAGACAAACAGGGTTGGGCACTTTTCATATCTACACCAGATGGCACAGCCTCATGGTTCTACGATTTGTGGTGCTACGTTCCAGAAGATGAAACAGGTGATTGGAAGCGTTGGAGCTTCACAACAATAGAAGGGGGTAATGTTCCAGAAGAAGAAGTCGAAGCAGCAAAGGCCCAACTAGATAGAAGAACATTTAAACAAGAGTTCGAGGCAAGTTTCGAGAATCTCACTGGTCTCGTTGCAGTCTCCTTTTCAGATTCCAACATTTCTACCGAAGCGGAGGACATATCCATCGCCCCACTTTTACTAGGGGTCGATTTTAACGTAGATCCACTTTGCGGAATTTGTGCTGTCCGTCATAGAGAAATGCTTTATGTCTTTGATGAAATAATTTTGACGGGCGGTGCAACAACCTGGGATTTTGCTGAAGAAGTTACAAATCGTTACGGAGTAGATAGAAGAGTAATTGCTTGCCCTGACCCAACGGGTGCAGCCCGAAAAACATCAGGAGTAGGTTCAACAGATCACACTATCCTACGCAGAAGCGGATTTACTGTATCTTCTCCCAGATCCCCTTGGAAAGTCCGTGACAAAGTAACCGCAATCAATACAGCACTCTATGACGCAATGGGCGAACGCAGGACAGTGATTCATCCACGTTGCAAAGAACTAATAAAGTCTCTCCGAACTTTAACTTACGCTCCAAACACAGGGCTACCGAATAAAAACCTTGGGGTTGACCACGCATTTGACGCTTTCGGATACTTATGCCTCCAACAATTTAACCTTGCCAAACCAGAGACATTAGGCCAAACTTCGTTTAGAATATACTAAGAACTACCTAATTCTTACTATGTATCACTCAACTACAAAGAAAAAGAAGAAGAAAAAGAAGGGAGGTAAGAAGCGTGGCGAATGTTCCTGTAAATAAAGCGTTATACTCTAGGGTAAAAGCAGAAGCAAAACGTAAATTTAAGGTTTACCCAAGTGCTTATGCTAATGCGTGGCTTGTACGAGAGTACAAAAAGCGTGGTGGAACTTATCGCACCGAGGCAAAGAAACGTGTCAAGAAGTAGTGGCGGTCTAACCCGTTGGTTCAAAGAAAATTGGGTAGATGTCAAAACTGGTAAACCTTGTGGCCGATCAAAAGGTGAAAAACGAGGTTATCCAGCTTGTAGACCCAAAAAGCGTGTCTCAAGTAAGACACCTAAGACTGTCGGAGAAATGTCAGCAAGTGAAAAAGCCAGGTTCAAACGTGAAAAAACGAGCAGCAAGAAGATAACATATCAACATAGACGCAAAAAACGTAAAAAAAGGAGCTAAAAATGGCTAAATCTCACGCAATGGCAAGATGTCAAGGATACATCGCTTCTGTTCGCAAAGGAAAGAAGAAAAAAAGTACCAAAAAATCAACTAAAAAGAAAAAATAACTGTGAAAAACGCAGTTTCAAGGTAATATAGTCTTATAAGTAAAATTTTCTAGTAAATCATGGCATTTTTTCGTGGTGAAGAAGGCTCTGTATCATTTGATAACGGAACTGGATCAGTTGGAGCTATAGCTTCTACAACAGCTTGGACTTTAGACGTAACTAAGGACACTCTTGAGGTAACTGCTCATGGAGATACTTCAAGAAAAAATATAGGTAGCTTAGTTTCTGGATCTGGTACTGTTGATCTTATTTATACAGCAACATCAGGAGATGATACTGCTGAGATTATTACAGACATACTAACTACTGAAGATTCTGGTGATGCAGCATTTAATCTTTTCTTAGACACATCAGGCAGTAAAAAATTAAGTTTTAACGGAATTATCACAGGAACTTCATATAGCTCAACTGTTGGAGATTTAAGCACAATATCAGTTAGTTTTGTAACTAATGGAGCTATTACCTCTGCTGTCTGATGCCTAAAAAATCTTACTCAGCAAAGCAACGAAAACTAGCTTCTGTTGCTCCACCACGGGATAAGATTACTGGTGCTGATTTTAAAAAGCTACGTTCCAAAAAGAAAAAGAAAAAGAAGTGAAACTCACCACTCGCCAAAAGAATTTACTAGAAAAACATTCTGAGCACCATAGTGTAAAGCACATGGAGTTCATGAAAAGGCGAATGAGAGCAGGAGATACTTTTACCCAAGCCCATAAAAAGGCACAAGCAAAGGTGGGCAAATGAGAAAACGTAAAGGAGTTAGCTTATCTGTAGGTAGAGGAGAAAAATCCAAAAAAGGTGGTCTAACTGCAAAAGGTCGTGCGAAATACAATCGTGCTACTGGCAGTAATTTACAAGCACCTGTAACTGAAAAGAACCCCACAGGAAAAAGAGCAGCAAGAAGAAAATCCTTTTGTGCTCGCATGAAGGGAGTAAAAGGTCCAATGAAAGATAGTAAGGGCAGACCAACTAGAAAAGCATTAGCATTAAAAAGGTGGAGGTGTTAACTAATGACTTTTTCAATTCCTGGTGATTACAGAACAAAAGTACAAACGTCTACCACTATTGGTGATATAGACAGTCCTTTTACTCGCACGAGGGCTGTCCTCGACATGATGAAAGGTTGGGAAATAATGAAAGCTGTTACTGAAGGAACAGAGTATCTAAGAGAAAATAGCGAAGCATTTTTACCGTTAGAGCCAAGAGAAGACTACACAGCTTACATGGCAAGAGTAAATCGTGCCGTATTTTCTCCTTTTACACAAAGACTCATTAGAGCAGCTACAGGTTTAGTTCTTCGTAAACCAATAACATTGACAGGCGATCCATACTGGACAGAAACATTCAAAATGGATGTTGATGGTTGTGGCTCGGATTTAGATGAATATGCACGAAGAATACTAATGTGTTCTCTTACTTATGGTCAAAGTCATATTCTTGTCGATTACCCAGCACCTTCTGGAGCATTAAGTCTTGCAGAAGAAAGACAACAAAATCGCAGACCTTATTGGATTGAAGTAGATCCTACAAATCTTCTAGGTTGGAGACTAGATAGAGAATCAAATTATGGAAATCTTATACAAGCAAGAATCGCAGAAAAAGCTGTATTACCTGATGGAGATTTTGGCGAAAAGGTTTATGACCAAGTAAGAGTAATCGAACCTGGTAGTTATAGAGTATTTCGTAAGAAAGATGAGATTGATGCGATGTATGACGTTGATGATAATTCTTACATGGGTGAATTTAGCACTGGCACTACAGATCAAGAGTACAAATTAGTTGAATCTGGTAATTTTTCTCTTGGTGAAATACCTTTAGTTACTATTTATTCTGGAAAAACAGAAAATTTAGTAAGCAAACCACCTTTACTTGATATTGCTTACTTAAATCTTGCACATTTTCAAAGACAAGCTGATCTAATTCATAGTTTGCACGTTGCATCTCAACCAATGCTTGTAATGGAAGGATATGACGATCAGACTAAAGACCTTGCTATCAGTGTAAATTATGCGATGGCAACACAACCAGGTAATAAAATTTACTATGTAGAGCCAGCTTCTAGTGCTTTTGACGCACAATCAGCAGAAATAAAAGAGCTTCAGATGCAGATGGCAACACTTGGAATCAGTACATTATCACAACAGAAATTTGTAGCCGAATCCGCAGATGCTCGAAGGTTAGATCGTGTTGATACAAACTCTATGCTTGCGATGGTTTCTATGGAACTTGAACAAAAGCTACAAAAATGCTTTAATTTTTCTGCTGAATATGTAGGAATCGAGCCACCAGAAGTAAAAATAAGCAGAGACTTTGACATAGAAAGACTAATTGGACAGGATATTACAGCATTAAACTCATTATTTGAACAACAGGTAATAGATAGAGAAGAATTTAGAGATATTTTAGTTCAAGGTGAAGTATTACCAAATGCAAATGAGGTCAAATCTGAATAGTCTGCTACAATAGTAGATAATTACATACATTTTTATGGCTAAATCCTTAGATAAGGTGCTTCAGCCTGACGGAACTTACAAGTGGGAACTTGTAGAACCTGGTCTATCTGAAAGAATGGGTAATGGTGCTGAAGCTCCTGTTGTCTGTCCTGCACCTGAACCAAAGGCCACAAAGAAAAAGCCTACTAAAAAGAAAACTACTAATCCACTATCCGAATAATTAATGGCACTCGAAGAAAAAGTGATTCAGCCTGATTCTGTGAATCCTCCTGAACAGCCCGTGGCTGAAACTCCTTCACAACCACAAGCACCAAATCTTGACGCTATAAAAGCAGAGTATGAAGCACAAGTGGCTGCTGCCCGTAAAGAAGCTGCTGAAGCACAAGAAAAGTTTAAAGGCATCAAAGGTAAGTTAGATGATGTCTACAAACAAAAGGATCAGCAACGTAAACAAGAGTTAGAAGATCAAGGTCAGTGGAAAACTCTTTGGGAAGAGGCTAATAAAACAGCCCAAGAAAAAGAGCAACAGATAATCAGTTTATCTCAACAGTTAGAAGATTTAAAAACTTCTAATGAAGTCGCATCTACTAAAACAACAGCCCTTGCAGCCATAAGTAACCTTGGAGCGATAAACGCAGAACAAACACTGTCTTTATTACAAGGAAAGTTACAAAAGAACGCTAACGGAGAAGTTGTTGTTCTCAACGGTGGAGTAGAACAGAATCTCAATACCTATCTCACGAGTCTCAAAAACCCTGGTAGTGGTTGGGAACACCATTTTAAACCAAGTTCTGCTGCTGGTATGGGTGCGAAACCAAGTCCTGTTGCAAACGCTGGTGGAGGTCAAGTAAATCCTTGGAAAACGGGCAATATAACACAACAAATGCTAATATCAGATCAAGACCCACAGCTTGCAGCAGTGCTCAAGCAAGAGGCTCAAACTAAATAGTTAATTTCTGTGAAATTGACCCCCTTATCTGTGATTAGGGTATCGCAAAACTTATTAAGGTAAATCTGAATGGCTGCTCCGTTTCAGAATTATACTGGCGGTGTCCTACTAGCGGACATCGTTAAGAGAAATAATTTTAGTGCTTACGTTTCTCAAGCTATCAAAGAGCGTAGCCTATTTATACAGTCTGGTGCTGTAGTCCGTAATGCTTTGCTTGACGCAACAGCAGGAGGAACAAGAATACAAGTTCCAGAATTTAACCCCATCGCTCCAACTGAAGAAATCTTAGATGGTACAGGTACATGGGGAACAAGTGGTGCTGGTTATCTAACACCCCAAAAAATCGGTACAGATACGCAGATCGCAACTATCTGTCATAGAGGTTTTGCTTATGCTGTTGATGATGTAGCTGTATTAGCTGCTGGTGAAGATCCAATGGGTCACATCAGAAATCAACTTGCAGATGCTATCAATAAATTGAACTCTGTTCGTTTATTTGAAACTCTAACTGGTTTATTCCATACTGCTCTTAATGGTCATCGCCTTGAGAAGCAAATCGGTAGTTCTAGTGCTACTGCTGAAGCAAACTATCTTACTGCTGCTACTGTTGCAGAAGCTCGTTCTCTTCTAGGAGAAAGAGGAGAAGAACTTGATCTTCTTATAGTTCACCCTGCGGTTGCTTACTACTTATACCAAGTAGGTCTATTAACATTCTCAACTTCTGCCTTATCATCTGGTACTGTTTCAAAATAACTATTAGCTTCTGTCAATGTGACATAGCTATTAGCAGTTTCGCTTTTTATAGTTGCATTTATGGTAGCTGCCACGATTGATAAAGTAATTTAGTTTTATTGTAGCGTAAAGAAAAAACCCCACCAATAATTGATGAGGTTAGATGACCACATTTTAATCTTAATAAAAATTAAGACTTAAGACCATTAGATAATGGTGTGTTTACAAAGATTTCAACCATAGGAATCTGGTCGATGTCATAAGTTACACCCCAGTTTGATCCAGTTCTTAGTGCTGAGTTAGCAGGGTTATCAGCAGCGTTTGTCCACTTAGTACCCATAACGTGATAAGCACTATGGTAGTCAACAGACATAACATCTTGCTTAGATAAGATGTTTCTTTCTGCTTCAATACCTAGCTCAGACTGCTGACCTTCAAGAATTGTTCCTGACTTCATTAAGTAGCAACGGAACTCTTGACGATTACCAGTAGATGTTGGATCGTTAATGTTTACCTGAGAGTCGATTACAACTGTGCAACCAGCAAACTGACCGATTGATCTGTCAGTTACACCAACTCCACCGCCACCCCAAGTAATGCCAGTACCAGTTGATAAGGCAGAAGTTGAGAATGTTAATAGACCTACTTGGTATAAGTAGTAAGCAACCGCAGGGTGAACTATAAGAAGATCAAGTTCTTCTCCTCTTTCTCCTAGAAGAGAACGAGCTTCTGCAACAGTAGCAGCAG